CTTTGGCTAACCAGAACGCGGCGCTGCGCAACCAGCAGCTGGGCTTTGACGCTCAGCGTTTCAACGCAGACGCAGGGCTGCAGGCGGCGCTCGCTAATCAGCGAGCCGGCATGCAGGCGTCTGGCATGCGCCAGGGCGCAGCTGCTCAGCTGGCAAACCTTGGCGGCGACTTGCGCGGTACGCAGTTTGCGGACGCCGCGGCGCTACAAGGCGTTGGCGGTCAGCAGCAAGCGGCAGCGCAGCAGCTGCTAGAGGATCGTTATCGCAGATTTGCTGAGCAAAGAGAGTACCCGTTCCGCATGTTTGACGTGCTTCGTAGTGGTGCTGGCTTGCTACCGAATCCGCTGACGAGCGAAAGCAGTGGGCGCGGATTTAACTTAGGGATTGCGTAATGTTTAGCAAGATGATGGCAACAATGGCTGGAAAGGTTGGCGCGCCTATGGGGCTGCTGACTGATGCGGACGACCAGAATAAACCCATAAAGCCTGACGAGCCCACTATGCGCGAGTTACTCGGCAACAAGGTTGAGAACATTACGAACGCCGTCAGCAACCCTGGCGAGTACGTTATGAACACAGTGCAGCCAAAGTTTGATTCTCTGACCAGCCTGGTGCAAGACCCAGCTGCATACGCAGAGCAGCGCATTCGCATGGCAATGGATGGTTCTCTTGAAGATGAAGAAATTGCCGGCGCAAAAAGAGACCAACGCATGCAGGCGTTTATGAATCAAGGTCTTTCTGACTACGGCGCTGCAGAGCGAGCAGTACAACTACCTACTGGCTATTTTAATACAGCGCAACGAGGGCTGATCTAATGTCAGAAACATTAACCGAAGAGCAGCAGCGTCTTCTGATGCAAGGTCTGCCACTTAACAATCCTGTGCCTATACCTCAAATCTCTCCAGAGATTCAGCAAATGGCGGCTCAGCAACAGCAGCCACAAATGACAAATGCGCAGCAACTGCTTGCGGAGTATGCCAAGCCGCGTGAATTCCAAGCGCCTGGCTCATTTGGCGAAGGCGTTACTAACGCTTTCCAAAACGTATTGGTTAGACCGCTGCAGGAGTCGCTCGGCATAAGAGAGAGTGCAGCCGACACATTGCGGCGATTGCAAGGCAACGCGGCACGCTTGGATTACGCCAATACTTATGAGGAAAGGCAGCGTCGGGCTTTAGCTGATCGGATAGCAATGGGTGTCGATTTAACTAAATACCCTGCGCAAATCCAGCGCGCTTATCTTTCCACTGTACAACAGTCGCCTACAGACGCATTTAAACTGTTAACCGAATACGATCAGCGGTTCAAAAATCCTGAAACAGACAGCTATCAGTTTGCGCAAGGGTTAGATAATCCAGAGGATTACTTTGGCTACCTCGATAGACGCAAAGCGCAGACCAACATAAACACAGCGACAAACCCTGCAGCCAAAGCAAGCGTTGAAGCGTTTAACAAGCAAGCAAGCGAGTATCGCGAAGCAAGCAATCTCGCTTACTCAAGCGATACGCAAGTCGGTTTGATGCAAGAATTGCTTGGTAGCGGCGCGCTAAAGACCGGCGCAGGGCAAGAAGCAATACTGCAAGCGAGACGCATTGCAAACACGTTAGGCTTTGATGCTGGTAAAACTGCCCCTGGCGAATTGTTTGCCGCTTTGTCGGCGCAGATTGTTATTCCGCTTGTTAAGCAACTGGGTGTTAACCCGACAGACAAAGACTTGCAGTTTATTATTGAGGCGACCGCAAGCCTTGGCAAAAGTGAAGCAGGCAACAGGCTGCTTCTACAAACGCTGGAATTCTCTAACGACAGAAACAAAGCGTTGTATGAGGCTTCGCTTGATTTCCAATCTGAAAACGCTGATTTACAAATTAGCAACCCAGCGATGTACAAGGTCAGGTTTGAGCAGCATATGAATCAAGCTAGGCGCTCGCCAGCTTTCGCACAAAAAACTCTTGAACTTAGGCGTCAATTCAACTTGCTTGAAAAAGGGCCAAACTTTGCTGAGACAGGGACAGGCGAAGCAGCTGCCGATGCAATACTAGGCAACGTAGCAGGAGCTTCTAATGGGTGATCTGGCAAAAGAAGTAGCGGAGCTCAAAGCGATCTTACGCGCTAATGAAAACAAAATGCGTGAGCAAGGTAACGCAAAAGGTCTACAAACACTCGAAGCGTTAGATCAGGGTCGGTTGCCCGAAGAGGTTGCGCTTGTACTGCAAGGCGGGTCGCTAAACTTGAGCGACGAGATAGGCGCAATGTTTGGCCAAGGCGATTTTGACTACGCAGCAGAAATGCTCAGTGAGCAGCGTGCGAAAAGAGGCGAAGAGCCTGTTAGCGGTTATGACATAAACCTTTCGCAGATTCGCGAACCTATAAACCAATACCGCCAAGACAACCCATTGAAAGCAATGGGCTACGAAACCGCTGGCGCTATCGGCACCTCATTAGCTACTGGTGGTGCTGGCGCTGCACTGAGTGCAACGCGAGCCGGTAATTTGTTACGGGCTGCACCGTCTTTATCGCGAGGCCAACAAGCGCTGGTTGCGGGTACTGTGGCCGGCGCTGGTAGCGGTGAAAGTGCCGAGGATCGCGGGATAAACGCACTCTTTGGTGGGGCAACTGGTTATGGCCTACAGCGAGTCACAGACATGCTGTCAACGCCTGTTCGCAATTTAGCGACAGCCGCAAGATCAAACGCAAAGACAGCAAGAGAGGGCCGTGATCAAGCCAGGCGCTTGATGCGTGACGCAATTGAAGCCGACCTGACAACGCCAGAAGAGGCGATCACATACGTTGCCAATCGAATGGGCAATGATGTGACGTTGGCCGACATTGGCGAAAACACGCGCGTGCTCATTGACGCGCTCGCTACGCTGCCTGGGCCAGCAAAATCGCGCGCTTCTCGCTACTTGTCTGAAAGGCAAGCCGGGCGACCTGCGAGACTGACCGGCATACTGCAGAGCGCTTTTGGCGCACAGAGTCGTTTTTACGATGACTTTATGGCGCTCAAAGCGGCGCGCGGCAAGTCAGCGAATACCCTTTACGGTCAAGCGTACAAAAGAGACGTGCCAATGAACGATGGGCTGCGCCAATTTTTCCAAACGGATGCAGCACAAAACGCCTACCAAAGAGCGATTAGGATTGCGCGAAACGAAGACCCAAAGAGCAATATGGACAGGTTCGTTATTGCTGAGTCTGGCGACATTCTCGGCCCTGACGGCCAGAAAGTGGACGCAATCAACACGCGCTTTTTGCACTTTATGAAAATGGGCATTGATGATTTGGCATTCCCAAACATCACGAACCAAACAGGTGCCGGCGCTGCAGAAGTCGCATCAGTGCGCTCTGTGCGCAACGCATTTATCGATGAGATAGACGCAGCTAATCCAATGTATGCGAGAGCTCGCAATCTATACGCAGGCGATAGTCGCATGATGGACAGTCTCAAGCGTGGCCGTGAGATGTTAAATGCTGACCCTGACGAGCTTGCAGCAGAGATCGCTGCGTACAGTAAGTCAGAGCGAGAAGCATTTAGACTTGGCGCAATGCACGCGCTGCAAGATCAGATGGAGCGATCTCCAGAGACAGCGAACGTAGCGCAAAACATGCTCAAGAGCCCGCGTCGCAAGTCGCTGCTTAGGCTCACGTTCGACGGGCCAGATGCAGACGACAGGTTCACGGAGTTTATGGGCAACTTGTCACGCGAGGCCAATATGGCGCGCGTAGAGCAGGCTGGCATGAATTCAGCGACCGCTCAGCGTGCTGAAACCATCAGAGGCTTGCGCGAGCAGGCATCTGTCGGCGGTCTGCCGACCAGTCTGCAAGAGTTACTGCAGACGTCGCTGCGCCAAGAAGGCTTAGATCTGCAAGACCGTCAGTTAAAAGCAACAGCCGACGAGCTCGCGCGAATGCTTACGGAGACTGACCCAAATGCAGTGCGCAAGATTGGCGCTGAGTTAGCTGGCGGCAGATCGTTGCAAGAAACGCTGAGCCTATTTTTGCCGCAAAACGTCGTCGGGGCAGTTTTCTCAAGAGCGACCAGCCCAATGGCCATTGGCAATTTAACCGGCTCCGCGCCTGCTTACTTGGAAGGAAACAGCAGCGGCGCGATGGATCGCGGGTTGAACGCTACGCAGGCAGTGATCGCCCAGTAATGGAAGTCTCAATGACAAGCGCACCAGCGCCAGTCACATGGAAGACGGTCGCCGTGCAGCGCCAGGAAGTGCTGCGTACTGGCGGCGAGGGCGAGCTTGTGCGTGAGGCTGTTGAGACGATTCAACCAACGCTCTACACAGCCAAGGATGGGCGCGTTGAAGTGCAGCAGCTGGCGTCGTCTTCGACACTTAATCTTTTGGTGTAGCGTGGACAATCCGTGGACACTTTTACGGCTAAATACAGCATTTCACAGCAAGCCACAGTAAGGCACCTTTGTAAGTTATTGTTTTCATTGGCTTCACAGTAAGCTACAGTCGGCTGCAGGAGCAGGCTATGGGTTCAAGCCCCATCGTCCACCCCATTTAACCTATTGATTTGATTGACTTTTTTGTTGTCAGATTAGTCGCGTGGACATTCCGTGGACACTTTTACTCAACAGTGGCCCAGATGGCGGCCTGTTCAGCGTCCGCATCAGCGTCAATAAATCGCGCGTAAGTGCTCAAAAACGTCTGCACAGAATGCCCTAGTATTTTGGCGCAGTAGGCTGGTTTCATGCCTGCCTCTAGCATCCTACAAGCGCATGAGTGGCGCACGTTGTAAGGATCACGATACCTAACCCCAGTGCTTCGCATCGCTCGCACTAATGCGCGCCCGGTATTGTTACTGCTCGTAAACGGCTGACCATACTGATTATTCACAATGTGATCGCTATGCAGCACTCTAGGGGCATCTAAGAGGGCTTTCTTGACGGCAGGGTGTACGGGCACCATGCGCTCGGTATCTGTCTTCGTGGTGCCCTCAGAGCCGTATACGCGGCTTTTATGGACGTGAAACATGCCGTCTTTGTAATCAGACCAGCGCAAGGCAATCACCTCGCCAGGCCGCATGCCGCAGTGGTATCGAATCAAATAAAAGATGCGCACGTTCTCTGGCAAGGCTGCAAGCAGCTGCTTCATCTCGTCCGCAGTGAATGGATCAATCTCGCGCTTTTCTCTTTTGATCTCTTTGCTGATCAGGCTGCATGGGTTTTCTGTGATCCAGCGACTTTTGATTGCGAGCTCAAAGACACTGCCGCCGTCGTTTAGGATTTCGCGCAGCGTCTTAGCAGCCAGCTGCTTGCGGTAGATCCCGCGCATCATCTCTTGCACGTCGCCATAGCGGATCTGCGTGATTGGCCAATCGGCAAACTCAGGCATCCAGTAATTGTTTAGTCTGCTTTTGACGCTACGCCTAGCACTCGGTTTGCCGCGCTCTAGTATATCGAGTCGCGTTTGCGCCAGTTCGCCAAAGGTAGGGCTGCGACCTTCTGGTCTGCCATCGTGCGGGTTTTCGAGTAAATCTTTGATGCGCCGCGCTCGTATCTGCGCGGCTTTTATTATGTTAGCTGGCGTGTAATTGAGCGTGAGGACTTCCGTGACGCGCTTTTTTCCGTCCATGAATTTGATTTGGCACTTGCCTCTGCGCTCATAGACGCCGGTCGTTCTTTTGTCTGCCATGCCGTTATTGCCTCCAAGTCGTAGACAGTCGTGTTCGCAGGATCAGCCCAATAGTGGACGCCTTTGTCCCAGGCTTGCAACCGACGATGCCTGATCTGGCCATTGGTGTAGCCAGTGATCTCGGTCAGTTTTGCCTCAGTCACAATCACGGCTGCACCTCTTCGTCGATCCACCAATTCAAATAGTCACGCGCTTTGCGCAGATGCTCGACGGTCGGCTGGCGGTGGTGATTGGCCCGCATGACATACTTTAGAATGTTGCCCTGGCAATACGCCTTAAACTGCTCACTGTCGAGCGTGTCGCGGATCACCTCGATCACCTCGATGTTGCCCTGGGTGTAGTGCTCTGGCGGTTTGCGCAGGGCATTCCATTCAGCTGGAGTAGCGTCGTCGATACTCTTTTTCATTCTATCTCTCGCTTGATGTGAGTTACGCGGCCCTCAACGAGCTCGTAGCGGTTGATGATGTTGTAAACGCTGTTTTGCGC